GACAAGACTTTAGGGCATATTACTCTTGACACATACCCAAAGTCCGAAGTAGACTATAGTAAACAGGTAGAAGAACTTAAAGAAATTGTTTCAAAAGAGCAGCCTCCGGAACGTCATTTTGCTCCGGTGCCTGATGGAAAATCTGGAAACGAAAAGCTCTGCACACAGTGCTCTTATTGCGATTTCAAAAGGACCTGCTTCCCAGAAATTCGGACCTTCATGTATTCTACAGGGCCAGTTTTCTTAACCAACGTTGCAAGGGAACCTAAGGTTTTTGAGCTATCTAAACCTTCAGACTAAAGAACAGTACAGAAAGTACATCTACAGACAAAAGAAAGGGAACGCCAGAGCAGCTGGCACCCCCTTTGAACTAAAGTGGGAGGACCTCCAAATTCCGGATGTCTGTCCGGTATTCAAGAAACCATTTGAATTTAGAGATCCAAATTTTTCAGCATCCGTCGATCGTATCGACAACACTAAGGGGTACATTCCCGGAAATATTCAAGTCATTTCACGGTTGGCCAATGCAATGAAAAGTTCAGCCAGCGTTGAACAGCTCAAGCAATTTGCCCATTGGGTTTTGGAGACCTACCCATAACAAAATTCAATATTGACGAACTCAGATCAGGGTTCGAAGCCGAGTTCTACAAAGGCTGTCAGGCTCTCAAGCGCAAGCATCGCTTTGACATTGAATACGAGCCTGAGCAGTTCAACTACTACGTAGAGCATTGGTACAAACCCGATTGGCGTATCGCCCGTAAGGACGACACCATCTTCTTCGTAGAGACCAAGGGCTACTGGACCTCCCAGGATCGATCAAAGATCAAGAAGGTCCTGGAGCAGCACAGTGATCTCGATCTGAGGATGGTGTTCCAATACGACAACAAGCTCCACAAGAGCTCCAACACCCGATATTCGGACTGGTGCGTCAAGCACGACATTCCCTACGCCATCGGGGTCATCCCGGAGGAATGGTTCGAATGAGTCGCAGCCATTTGGTCATCCCAGACGCCCATGCCCACCCCGACTTCGACAACGACCGTTTTGATTGGCTATCTTCCCTTGTCCGTGATCTCCGACCTGACGTCGTCGTCAACCTCGGTGATGGAGCTGATATGCCGTCTCTCTGCGGCTACGACAAAGGAAAGAAAAGCTTCCATGGCAGGACCTACCGAAAAGACATTGACGCTTTCCTCGAGTCCCAGGATCGACTTTGGAGCCCTCTACGCCGTAGCAAAAAGAAGCTCCCCTTCTCAGTATATCTCATTGGAAATCACGAGGAGCGAATTGGACGAGCTCTTGAACTCCAGAGCGAACTTGAAGGAACCATTTCTTATGGCGATCTGGAACTGCCAAGATGGTACGATCAAGTGGTCGGTTACGATGGAGGGAGTCCTGGAATAGTCAGTATCGATGGAGTCGACTATGCCCACTATTTTATCTCGGGTGTCATGGGCCGCGCAATCGGTGGCGAGCATCCTGCTTATAGCCTTGTCACTAAGCGTCTTCGTTCCTCTACTTGTGGCCACGTTCACACTGCTGATTACTGTATCCGTACTGATGGAGCTAAACGCAAGGTTATGGGATGCGTCGCTGGGGTCTATCAGGACTATCGGGCTGGATGGGCCGGAGGAGCAAATGACCTCTGGTGGCGCGGTGTCATCTACAAGACTCATGTCGAGGACGGGACCTACAACATCCGCTTCATCTCCCTCGATGAAATCAAGAAGGAATACGGCTGAGGATGTTCGGAGATTCCGATGAACTCATTATCAGGAAGTTTGAGGAGCTTCTGGAGGATTACCCGCTCGAGGATCTTCTGGAACAGGAAGATCTTACGCCTGCAGAAGCTCTCTTCCAACTGTTCCTAGCAGGCCATGTCAGATCGCCATTTGATCGAGAATGAGCGACGCTCAGTCGCGTTGAGCAACGCTCATGAATTTCCCCTCAAGCCTGTACGGCGCAAAGAGGAATACAAGCGTATTAAACTTCATCCAAAGGATATTGAATTAACAGATGAAGAGACCGACTGGAACGAAGGTAGAAACAAAAACCATCGTGATGTCCATCGAGAACATCGAGGACGCCATCGCTTCCTTTCTCTACCAGATGAGGGCGGTTCCTGAGAGCTGGGACATCACCTTCATGGACCTCGGCCTGCCCTTCAACGAGGAAGGCTTTGTCGAGTTCGACATCGAGATCGTCAGGCCTGCAAAGAAGGATCACCTCCGCCTGGTGGACGATACGCCCGTCCAGGATAACCAAATGGTATTGCCCCTTGAACACTTTGAGAAAATACGGGTTGATTAATTTCTTCGCGGGACTGAGCTACCTCCTTGGTCTCGTCTACGCCCTCTACAGCTTCCGTCTCCACTTCGGTCCCGTAGAACTGATAACGGATCTCTTCTCCCGGGAAGAACTCTACACCATGATGGGCGCAGGCTTTGCCTTCTTTGGCATGGTCCTGGAGCTCATGGCCCAGAACGAAAGTGACAAGCATTGGACGGAATGAAGGTTGAACTCCTCAACCACATGGGGAATGACCTCGAGGTGGTGAACGCTGCAAGGGTCTCCTTCGACAAGGAGAGCAAATGGGAACTCTACGCCGGTGATCAGAAAGTAGATGGATCTTTCTTCGAGGAGCTGAGGCTTCCCGAGAAGGACGCCAGGCTCATCCACTACCTCGTAGAGCATGACCACTGGTCTCCCTTCTCACATGTCGTCGCCAAGTTCCGTGTGAAGGCTCCCATCGTCATCAACCACCAGCTGTGGAAGTCCCACATCGGTGCCGCCACCCAGGACGATATCTGTGGGTGGAACGGGGTCTCCAGGCGGTATGTGGATGACGAACCTGAGTTCTTTTCTCCTGACATGTGGCGGGAACGGGCTGAGAATCTCAAGCAGGGGAGTGGAGACAAGTCTGTCTTTATGATGATGCCTGATGACTTCGGCTACACCTGTCGTCCTGAGACTGCTTACCAGGATGCAGTGAAACACTGCCTTCATATCTATAAATGGCTGCTTGCTTCAGGAGTCTGCCCTGAGCAGGCCCGTATCGTCCTCCCCCAATCAATGATGACGACTTGGGTTTGGACCGGTAGTTTGGCTTTTTGGGCTCGCCTTTTTAAACTTAGAATGCACCCTGACGCACAAGAAGAGTGTAAACCAGTTGTTTTAGCAATTGGTCAACATATGAAAGAGCTTTTCCCTATTTCATGGGAGGCTTTAACTGGCAAGTGAAGTTGATGTAGCTTGGATAGCTGGTATCCTAGAAGGAGAGGGTTGCTTCCTCTTATCAAAAGATAAGAGAACTCTCCACGGATACAGCACCAAAATCCAAGTTGAAATGACTGACTTTGACATTATCGAAAGGATTCAGTCTTTGGTTGGTGGGAAGGTATGGGAGTCTAACTACCCATCTAAATTTGAAAGGTGCCCAAACGCAAAACCTTCTTGGCGTTGGGCAGTATCTTCCCATGAAGAAATTAGGTCTCTTATATCTGCTGTCTACAAACACCTCGGTGTACGAAGACGTGAAAAGTGCGATGCAATCCTCAATTACATAGAAAGAAAAAGAATTGCCCAAAAACCCTAATCGAGACTATCAAAAGGAAACCGCCTACGAGAACCGACCAGAGCAGGTCAAGCGACGAGAAGCCAGGAATGCCGCCAGGCGCAAGGCCATGAAGGAAGGCAAGGTCCACAAGGGTGATGGCAAGGAGTTAGATCATGTCGGGTTCCACCGTACCGGCTCACTGGAGAACGTTCCTACGAAGGTTGTGTCTCAGCGCGCTAATCGCAAGCGCCAGCCTAAGCGCAGCTAGTTGTGGTGCTCTCTACCACGCATGTAAAGATGGACTCTGTCGTTGAGCTACTACCTCGAGCGAACAATTGCCATCGAGAACTCCATTACAAACTTTCTGAGAGTTAATGACATATAAATCAAGCTTAGGTAGCCTTTTTAGATCAACCCTTTCTGAAACCGTTTTCAAAAACAAGTACCGGCACGATGGGTGCGAGACTTGGGAAAAGCTTGCAAGTGTCCTGGTGGATGATGTTATTCCACAGGACGCTCCTTCTAGTGTCTTTAATTCTGATGACCGAACAGCCCTTAAAGAGGCCATTTCCTCCGGTAAATTCATTCCCGGAGGTCGATATTTGTATTACGCAGGGCGGGCTAACAGGTACTGGAACAACTGCTATCTACTGCGGGCAGAAGAAGATACTCGTGAAGATTGGGCGAATCTCTCCTGGAAGACTGAATCCTGTTTGATGACCGGTGGTGGTATTGGAGTTGACTACTCTGTTTACCGCCATAAAGGTTCTCTTCTTTCCCGAACAGGTGGCCTAGCTTCTGGCCCTATTCCGAAAATGGAAATGATCAACGAAATTGGTCGTCGGGTCATGCAGGGAGGTACGCGTCGCTCTGCGATCTACGCCTCCCTCAACTGGCAACATGCAGATATCTGGGACTTCCTGAAGGCCAAGGATTGGCACTCCATCAACGTCCCGGGTACGGGCAAGACCCTTGCGGACCTCAAGAACGAGGACTTCAATTGGCCTGCCCCGCTCGACATGACCAACATCTCGGTCAACTACGACACGACCTGGCTGCTCAACTACTTCAAAGGCGGAGACCCTGGAGAACTTTTCCTTGCTAATGTGGAGCAAGCTCTTCGAACCGGAGAGCCTGGCTTCAGCTTCAATTTCTTCGACAAGGAGAACGAAACACTCCGTAACGCCTGCACCGAAGTCACCTCCGAGGATGACTCCGATGTTTGCAACCTTGGGTCCCTCAACCTTTCTCGTATCGATTCTGCGGCAGAGTTTGCAGCGATTGCGGAACTGGGCACGAAGTTCCTTCTCTTCGGAACCTTGAAGGCCCAGCTACCCTATGAGAAAGTCTACGAGGTTCGAGAGAAGAACCGACGCCTTGGTCTTGGACTCATGGGTGTCCACGAGTGGCTCCTCAAGAGGGGCTACCGCTACGAAGTAACTCCCGAGCTGCATCAGTGGCTCGCAATCTATAAAGGTGTATCAGATGACGTCTCCCGCAAATCAGCTGACCTTCTCGGTATCAGTCGACCCGTCGCTAATCGAGCGATCGCCCCTACAGGCACTATCGGAATGCTTGCAGGGACTACTACAGGAATTGAACCCGTATATGCCGTTGCTTATCGACGCCGATATCTCACTGACGGATCAGTATGGAAATACCAATTTGCTGTCGATCACACTGCTCAAGGACTCATTCAAGATTACGGAGTACGGCCAGAGTCGATCGAATCTGCCATTGACCTCGCTGGGGACTACGAACGGCGAATAAAGTTCCAGGCTGACGTTCAAGACTATGTCGACATGAGTATCAGCTCAACGTTGAATCTTCCTGCCTGGGGATCAGAGCTGAACAATCCGGACACTGTTAAGCCAATGGCTATGACGGTGGCTAAATACGCTTCTCGTCTACGCGGATTGACCATGTACCCAGATGGCGCAAGAGGGGGACAACCTCTTACGTCAGTCCCCTATGAAGAGGCTAAAGAAAAACTTGGTGTTGAGTTTGAAGAACACTTGGAAGTGAACGACGCCTGTGACATTCGTGGCGGTGGCACCTGTGGCGTTTA